CTGCGCGCATTGTTCGTCGGCCTTTGATGGTCGTGCGGATGCGGTGACTTGTTCCACCAGGTGCCGTGTTGCGCGTCATCGGAAGGTTGCGCGGTTTGCTCCAGCTCGTTTGCGCGATGCTGACCGTTGGGTGCGTCATGTGTCGAAGCGTCCGGTGATGCCTGACGGGTCGGTGGCGTCTTCTACTGACCCTTCTTCGTGGTCGTCTTTCGGTGAGGCGATGGGCGGGGCTGCGGGTGATGGGGTTGGGTTCGTGCTGAATGGTGATGGTGTGGTGTGTGTTGACCTTGATGGGTGTGTTGAGGACGGGCGTCCGTCTGCGTGGGCGCAGCGGATTCTTGACCTGTTTCCTGGCGCGGCTGTTGAGGTTTCGCTGTCGGGCCGTGGTCTTCATGTGTGGGGTGTGGGGCCGAATGTGTCGCGCATCTTTGAGCTGGATGGGAAGCGTGTGGAGGTCTACGCGGACAAGCGTTACATTGCGATGACGGGTGTTTGGCTTCGTCGCGGTGACCTTGTTGACCTGACGGACGGGCTGCGAGAGTTGGGCGTTGGATGAGTGCGAAGAAGACGGCTGATCGTCGGCAGGGCCGTGGGACGGCTGATGTTGGCACGGTCGTGGTCGCGCAGGATGTGGCGGCTCCGNTGCCTGACGATTCGTGGCGTGAGCAGACGGTGGAACGGTGGGTGGCGTTTTGGGCGTCGCCGTTGGCGTCGCAGGTTGAGCGTTCGGATGAGGGGGCTTTTCGCAGGCTGTTCTGGATTTATGACGAGTTGCACCGGCTGATTGAGGCCATCGATGAGACGGGGAGGATTGTTGAGGGGTCTCAGGGGCAGCCGCGACCGAACCCGCTTTATAAGCAGGTGCAGGAGTTTCAGGCTGAGGCGCGGCAGTTGGAGGACAGGTTTGGGCTGTCGCCGATGTCGCGTTTGCGGCTGGGGATTACTTTTGCGGACGCGCAGGCGTCGCTTGACGGGCTGAACGCACGGCTGGCGGCGAAGGTGTCGGATGCTGACGATGACCTGTGGGCCGATTTCGATGAGGCGTAGACCGAAGCACACGCTTGGGCCGAAGATTGCCGAGTGGATAGAAGAGCTGTGCGTGCATGGCCCTGGCGATGTGTTGGGTGCCAAGATTGAGTTGACGGCTGATGAGAAGCGGCTGTTGGCGTGGGCGTATGAGGTGGACGATGAGGGGCGTCGGGTTGTTCGTCGTGCGCTGGTAGGTCTTCCCAAGGGGTCTCGCAAAACTGAGGTTGCTGCGTGGGTTGCGCTTGCTGAGATGGCAGGGCCGGTCAGGTTTTCGCATTGGGAGGATGGGAAGCCGGTGGGGAAGCGGCAGCCTGATCCGTTCGTGGTCGCGGCGGCGTCTACTTATGAGCAGGCTGACTTGCTGTTCGGTGCGGCGCGTGCCATCGTGACGGAGGGGCCGTTGGCTCAGTATTTTGAGGCGTTTGACCGTGAGCTGCTGCTGAAGGGCGAGCCTGGTCGTCTGGTGCGGGTGCCTGCGGTGGCTGGGGCGAACGATGGCCTGCGCCCAACCTGCGTGGTCGCAGATGAAACCCATGAGTGGACGGGCGGCAAGCAGCGTGTTGCGTTGGTGTTGGAAAATGGCCTGTCGAAGCGTGCGGATGCTTGGAGCCTGTCTATCACGACGGCGGGGAATCCGAAGCAGGAATCGGTGGCGCTCACGCAGTATGAGTATGGGCGCAGGGTGGATTCTGGCGAGATTGACGACCCTGGGTTCCTGTTCATGTGGCGTGAGCCGAAGGTGCTGGTTGAGGATCTGAATTCGCGGGATGCGCGTGAGCAGGCGGTGGCGTTTGCCAATCCTGAGCCGTGGAAGCAGAAGGATGACATTCTGCGGCGCTTTTCGGAGGTTCCTTTGCACGAGTGGGCTAGATACCACCTCAATATGTGGGTTGAGCCGGACGAGGAACGGTGGCTGCCGCCTGGGGTTTGGGACGAGCTGGAGGTGTCGAAGCCGGTGCCGGAAAAGACGCCTGTGGTTCTTGGCTTCGACGGCTCCTATTCCGGTGACAGCACCGCGCTTGTTGCTGCGACGGTCGAAGAGGTGCCGCACCTGTTCGTGCTTGGCCTGTGGGAGCATCCAGGCGGGTCGGGCCGGTGGGAAGTTCCCATCGATGAGGTTGACGCTGCCGTTCACGCCGCTTTCCGAACCTACGATGTGCGAGAGATGTCCGCAGACCCTCCGTATTGGGCGCAGCAGTTGCAAGGCTGGGCTGACACTTACGGTGCGGAACGGGTGCTGGCGTTTAATACGAATGTGCGGAAACGGATGGCTGCCGCCTGCTCATCGTTCTACCAAGCTGCGACCACGGAAGGTCTGACGCATGATGGGCATCCAGGGCTGGCGCGTCATATCGCTAACAGCACGCTGAAGGAAACGAGCGCCGGAGCCTATATCGTTAAAGAGGACAAGAGCAGCCCGAAGAAAATCGATGCGGCAATCGCATCCGTTATAGCCTGGAATCGGGCGCAATGGATATACACCAACCCGAAGGTTGAGCCAAAGGCTTTCATATGGACATGATTTCAGCGACATTGCAGGCGGTCGGTATCCTCACCGTTGCTGTAGGTGCTGCGATGATTCATCCGGCGGTCGGGGTGATTGTTGCAGGGGTCGGGCTGCTGGCGTTTGGGCTGGCTATGGAACGGAGCCGCTAGTGCTGGGAAATCTTTTTGAGCGACGCTCCGCAGGTGGCGCGTTTCAGCGGCTGTTCGCTGCGGGGGCGCTGACCGACCGGCCTTCGCCCACCGGAGTTCATGTCACGCAGGAGACGGCGCTGCGCCTGTCTGCCGTGTCTGCTTCGGTGATGCTGATTGCGGACACGATTGCGACGCTGCCGGTGGATCAGTTCATCCGCACGGGTGGGGAGCGTCGGCCTTTCCGTCCGCGTGACGCTTGGGTGCAGACCCCTTCGCTGACGCTGCCGCGCACGACCTTCTGGCATCAGGTCGTCACCTCGCTGCTGCTGGACGGCAACGCGTTCGTGCGTATCACCCGTGATGGGCGCGGAATCATCGAAGACCTGACGGTGCTGAACCCGCTGAATGTTGAGGTGCTGGACGACGGGTTCCGGCTGAACGGACAGATTCACATTCCCAAGATGAATATGCTTCATGTCACGGAGATGATGCTGCCTGGGGAGAAGCGTGGCACCTCGCGCATCAAGCAGTCGAAGGACACTCTGGGTCTTGGTCTGGCTCTTGAGGACTTTGCAAGCCGCTTTTTCGGGAATGGCAGTTATGCGGGAGTTGTCCTTGAGGTTCCGCATGAGCTGACGAAGGAGCAGGCCGATGAGATTCAGGCTTCTTGGGAAGCGAAGCATCGGGGTCTAGACCGTTCGCACCGTCCTGCCGTCCTAATGAATGGCATGAAGGCGACGCAGATGACGGTGAACCCTGCTGATTCGCAGATGCTGGATCAGCGGCGCTTCGCCGTCGAAGATGTCGCCAGAATTTTCCGCGTGCCGCTTTTCATGCTTGGGATGAATCAGCCAGGGTCCATGTCCTATAACAGCGTGGAGCAGCAGATGCTGTTCTTCGTGCAATCCACCATCATGCCGCGTGTTGAGATGCTTGAGGATGCTTTCTCGCGCCTGCTGACGAATGACCGCTCGTTCATCAAATTTAACTTGTCCTCTATCGTCAGGGCCGACCTTGAGACGCGGACGGAATCGTATTCCAAGGCTCTCCTTGCGGGTTACATGAGCGTGAATGAGGTTCGTGCGAAGGAAGACCTGCCTGCGGTCGAATCCGGCGATTTCCATCGTGTGCCCCTGCAAAACATTCCGGTTGAGGACACCGCGACGATTACGGCGCAACAGAAGGCGCAGGCGGCGCAGCAGCTCGTTACGGCGGGCTACACGCCGGAGTCTGTTGCGGCGTTCCTTGACCTGCCCCTTGACCACACAGGGCTTGCTTCTGTGCAGCTTCAGCCCGAAGCGACAGAAGAGGACGCATAATGCCGATTACGAGTGGGAAGGTTGCTGTGGGGACGGTCGCTACGCGCATCCCTGAGACCTGCACGATGCCGTTCCGTCTTGAGATTCATAACGATGACAACACGGATGACCTGTTCCTTGGCGGGCCAGGTGTGACGACGGCGACGGGGATGCGGGTGAACAAGTTGGAGCAGTTGCAGGTGCGGCTGGCCCCGCTTGACGAGCTTTACGCCGTGTCCAGCAAGGCCGGACACAATGTTTCCTATATCGCGTTCAGGCAATGCTGATATGCCTTACTACATTACGGATGAGGAAGAGAGCTGCGGCGGGTGGGCGACCGTGAAGGATGACGGTGAGGTGATGGGCTGCCACGCGACGAAGCAGGAAGCCATCGATCAGGGCGTTGCTATCGCGCTGTCGGAGGATTCCGAGTTTCTTGGTGAGCGCGTTGCGCCTGACGCGGTGGGCGTTGGCGATTTCGTTTCTTGGAATTCGTCGGGGGGCCGCGCGCGTGGGCGCATCGTGGAGATTGTGCGTGACGGGCGGCTGCCTGTTCCGAACACCGATTTCATTCTGAACGCGACGGAGGACGACCCTGCCGCGCTCATCGATGTGTACCGGCCTGTCCGTGACGGGTGGGAGGCGTCTGGGACGCTGGTGGGCCACCGTTTTAGCACCCTTGTTGCGATTGAGCCGCTGCCTGCGCCGTCGCCGGAAGAGGACCGCGACCTTCCCGATGGGTACCGTCCGGCGACCTCTGAGGATGTGCCAGAGGGCCGCGCCTGCGGCAACTGCGCGTTCTTCGATGAATCTGATGTTGCTCCTGATGGTCGTGCGCGCTGCCGCCGTTGGGATGAGTATGTGGATGGCGGGTTCTACTGCGACGCTTGGGAGCCGCGTGAGATGGAGGACCGCCAGGTAGACCTGACGGTGCCGGAATACATCCGTGAGGCTGCCGCGCAGGGTGTCGCCTATCACGAAGAGGGCCTGTCGGGTGACGGTGTGGTTGAGCGGACGGTGCGTGAGGCGCGTGCGATGGCTCGCGGCGAGATTACGGAGCAGAAGGTGGTGCGCGCTTCGGCGTGGGCGGCACGGCACCGTGTTGACCTTGACGCGGAAGGTGCGCGTCCAGATGAGGACGGCTACCCAACGCCAGGGGCGGTCGCACATCTTCTTTGGGGTATCCCGACAGGCTCGCGCTACTCTGATGCTGTCGCTTGGTTTGATCGTAAGTCTGAGCAGGTGCAGGCCGACAGGAGCAGCAGCATGGAGGTAACGCCGGTTGCGCCGCGCACTAGCGGGTCTGAGGTTGAGTTCCGTTCGTTCACGGGCGAGCTGCGTCAGGAAGGCGAGACGAACACTTTCGTCGGGTATGCGGCGGTGTTTAATTCGTGGTCTGAGCCGCTGCCGTTCCGTGAGAAGATTCAGCGTGGCGCGTTCGCAAAGTCGCTGCGGAATCGGAAGCGCGACATCCGGCTGTATGTCAATCACGATTCCAACATGGTGCTTGCGTCGCGCCGGTCGGGGACGCTTCGACTTGAGGAAGACGACTACGGGCTGCGCGTTGAGGCTGATCTGCCCAACACCACCGCTGGTCGGGACATCGCAGAGCTTCTTCGTACGAATGTCGTAGATAAGATGAGTTTCGGGTTCCAGGTGGACCGTCGCGGCGATATGTGGTCGGATGACGGTACGGAGCGGACGCTGACGAGCGTCAGACTTTTTGAGGTGAGTATCGTGACGGGATTTCCTGCGTATGAGGCGACGACGGCTGCGGTGCGGTCGCTTGAGCGGCTTGCTGAGCGGACGGGCCTGCCGGTGAATGAGCTGTCTGACGCGCTGGACGCGCTCGCAGATGGGGATGAGCTGCCTGCGGACAAGGCGCAGGTTCTGCTGGATGCGATTGCGTCTGCGTCGCCTGCTCCTGAGCCGGAGCCGCAGAACCTGATTGGGCTGAAGCAGAAGCAGCACGACCTGCTGGGGAAGAAGTTCGGCTGAGGCTGCTTTTCGGCAAGTTGGCCTGATTCTGCCGATATTGGTCAAACTAGGCGGTGTTTGGCGATTGACATCTCTGCCCCGTCTGCTATCATTACAGACATAGGAGAGAGGAACCCAGATGGACATCAAGAAGCTCAGGCAGGCAGGCCGCTACTTCAGGGCCACCCACCCAGAGGGCCATGCAATGTGGCGCAAGGACGAGCGCGAGGCTGGTCGCCCGACCGACCTCGCCGCCGCAGGGATGCACTTCATGGAGTGCGACCCGGAGGGCTTTGACCGAATCATAAGCTGACGACTAACCTTCGACGCAATCTGCCCTCGCTTCGCGAGGGCTTTTTGCTGTATGCTTTTTCCATACGCCCTACCCACGGGATTGGCACGCCCTTCTACGGGACGCCCAAACAACAAACATCC